CAAAGAAGCAAGCTTCTTCCTGTTACCGTTCGACTTGCATGTGTTAGGCCTGCCGCCAGGCTGGGATTCCAAGGTCAACGTTCCGCAGCATCCGAACCGCGAATTGACCGCGTTCAAGGCATCCATGCTGCGCGACGTGGCGAGCGGGTTCGGCGTCGAATATTCCAATTTCAGCAACGACTGGGCTGGCGTTTCGTTCTCATCCGTTCGCGTCGGGACCATCTCCGAACGAGACATGTGGACGCAGCTCCAAAATAAGTTCATCGCCCAGAACAAGTCGCCGGTTTTCCTCATGTGGCTCAAGTCGTTTTTGGGACTCGCCGTCAGCGGCACCTACCCGGCGGAGAAGTTTCCGAAGTTCGCGGAGCACGAGTTCCGCGGGCGGCGCTGGATGTGGGTGGACCCGATGAAGGACATGAACGCCGCCGACATGGCCGTTTCGCGCGGATGGAAGACGAACGCGCAGGTGGCCGCCGACTTGGGTACGGACTTCGACGACAACGTCGAGGAATTGAAGCGCGAGGAAATCGTCAAGGCCGGAGATAATAAGGAGGCCGTCCCGGCGTTGAACGGAGCGCAAATAACCGCCGCTCTGGAAATCATGCAGTCATACGCGACCGGAGGAATCGGAAAGGAAGCGGCCATTGCGCTGCTTACGGCGGCGGGGGTTCCGCAGGACGCCGCGATGAACATGGTCGGAAAGCAGAAAGTTGAAAAACCACATGAAGAAGAAAAACCAGCAACCGACGAAGAATAGCGAACCCGCGCCGTCCATCGACGCCCGCGCCATACGATACCGCGAGGCGGCGTTCGAGGTGCGCGGAGAGGGCGAGGAGCAGAGCGTCCGCATGAGCGTTTCGAGCGAGGCGCCCGTCCTGTCCTACGTCTATTTCAACGGAGAGCTTCAGCGAGCATACGAGATTCTCGACCACGGGGCCGGCAGCATCGACATGAGCCGTTGCAAGGACGGGCTTGTGATTTTGGATACGCACGACGGCGACCAGATCGGGCTGATGAGCGTGGAGCTGAACGACCGCAAGATGGGCGGGCCGGTCGAATTTTGCACGGGCGCGAGGGCGCAGGAGATCAAGCAGGACGCGGTGCGGAAACTGCGGCGCAACACATCCGTGGGATACCGGGTGGACGCCGACAGCTACCGTCTCGAAGGCGAGCAGGACGGAATCCCGGTGGTTCGGGCGATGTCATGGATGCCCTACGAGGCGAGTTTCGTCCCGGTTCCGGCCGATCCGGGCGTCGGCGTGGGCCGTGCCGAGGCAGAAGTAAATAAACAAATCGCCGGACAACCCGGCAAGGAGACCAAGAAAATGGAACCCAAAGAAATGGCGGGCCTGTTCGCCCGCGCCGCCAAGTTCGGCATCGAAGCCGACAAGGTGCAGGAGATGATCGACGACGGCAAGGGCCGCGCCGATCTGGACGCGATGATCGTCGAGAAGCAGGCGAAGGACGCCGAGGCGCTCCGCAAGGACGCCGAGGCGCTCCGCAAGGAGGTCGAGGCGCTGAAGGCCCGCAAGCCGGAAGCCGCCCAAGCCACCAAGGCCGACATTGAGGCTCCCGCCGTTGTCATCGGCAAGGACCGCAAATATAGCGTGATGAACGTTCTCCGCAACCTCGCCGGCGAAAAGTCCGACGTCGGGTTTGAAACGGAAATCTCGCAGGAACTCGGCCGCCAGCGTGGCAAGACCCCGAAGGGCGTTATCATCCCCTTTGCGGCCCTTTCGCAACGCGACCTGTCCGTTAGCGGCACGTCGAGCGCGACCGTGGCGACCTACCTCGACAGCGCGAACTTCATCGACCTGCTGCGGACGAAGTACGTCATCGGGCAGGCGGGCGTGACCTTCATGCCCGGCGTGGTCGGCAACCTGTCGATCCCGAAGATGAGCGCTGGCGCGACCGCCTACCACGTCGCCGAGGGTTCGGACGTCACCGAAAGCACTCCGACGCTGGCGAACGTCACCGGCTCGCCGCACACCATCGGCGCGTTGGTCGACGTGACCCGCCGGATGCTGGAGCAGAGCACACCCGCCATCGAGGCGCTGGTTCGCACCGAGATCGAGGAACGCCTCATGCGCGGCGTCCAGATCGCGGTGTTCGCCGGCAGCGGCGAAAGCGGCCAGCCTTCGGCCATCACGACCGCGACGGGCATCAACAACCCGGCGATCGCTCAAGCGGGCACCCCCACCTACGCGGAAATCCTGAACTTCCCCGGCAACATCATGGCGGACAACGCCGAGGCCGACGGGCAGAAGTTCATCATGACCGCAGAAGTTTGGGCGAAGCTGGCCGCGACGCTCGTCGGCGCGGACGGCGCACGCACGGTCCTCGATCCGGTCAGCAAGACCTGCATCGGCTTCCCGTACTTCACCACCGAGGACGTTCCCGCGAACAGCCTGTGGTTCGGCGACTGGTCCACCGTCGTGGTCCCCTTCTGGGGCAACGGCGTGGAAATCGCCAGCGACAACGCGAAGTTGTTTGCGTCCGGCGGAATCACCCTGCGCGCGCTGCTTGACTACGACGTCATGGTGCGACAGGGCGCGAAGCTGGCCTATAACACGGCCGTCACGTCCTAGTCAACCAACCAATGATGGCCCCGGCCGGTTGATTCCGGTCGGGGCCGCATAAGGAGAAACAACAAAGTGAAAAAGATCCTGATTTTCGCGCTGGTGGCCGCCGCCGCGCTTTCGGCGTTCGGCCAGTCCGACGCCAACCAGATGAAGTACGTGGAGATTCTTTCGCCCACGGCTTCGACGTCCACGACCGGCACTACCGTCAACGTAGCTGCATACAAGGGCAACGCGACCCTGGCCGTCCAGATGAGTCCGTACATCGCCGCCGCAACCTGCACCGTGACCATCGCCCATGCGTCGTCCACGACAGGAACTTGGTACACGGTGACGAACACCGCCGGCACGGCCGCGACCTTCTCGCAAGTCGGCCCGGCCACCACTGCGGTGCAGACGGTGAGCATCGACATGGCTAGGCTGAAACCCTACGTGCGGGCGGTTGTTCTGCAATCCGGCGAGGATACGAACGCCGTGTCGGCGATTCTGATCGCGCCGATGAAGTCCGAATAGGTTGGATTCGCGGAGATTCGCATGGGCATCGGATCGTCAGTGTTCAACGCGCAGTACGCGGCGTTGACCGAAGCGCGGGCCAGCCTGCGCGTCGGGCGCAAGCAACTGGACCGATGCCTGTGCGGATCGTTCGCCACCACGCGGACGGCGACGGATGAAGGCGTCTACGAGGCCGTCCTGGCGAGCGTCAAGGCCGTCAAGACGGAGTTCGAGGCCGCGTTCGGGACCGACCGGCCGGAGGGCTGGCGCGTCGAGTTCGCGCGCGCCGGAGAATCGAATTGGCAGGACGCGCGGATCGTCGGCGTCAGCGAGACGGACGGCATCTACAGTCTCGCCCTCGAAGCGGAGTTCGGTTGATGAATGCGGACGTCAGCTTGTCGTTTGCAGAAGGCGACGTTGACCGTCTCATCGGCCAGATGGACCGCGCGATGCGCGAGCTTGGGATAACGCTAAAGCAGGCGATGACCCAGGCTGCAAACCGCGTTGCGTTGTCCCTTGGAAAAAGCACGGCGGTTGCGCCGAAATACCGGGAGTTCCGCGACACGGGCCGTGTTTCTGGAAATAGGAAATACGGAGCAACCGGCTATTACTTCAATCACGAATATGAGGTCACAAGCCTAAAAGGAGGCACGCGCAAGACCTTTAGCCTTTGGGCGAAAAACAAGTCAGAAGCAAAGCGCGACAAGCGCGTTCTGATTGGCAAGCGCGGCCTTGCCAAAATGGCATGGCGGCGGGCGGCGCAAGACATTGGGGCGGATGCTGGGATTGGCTCCGGCGGGGCATCGGCCAGCGCGCAAGGCGCGGCGCGGTTGGCGCTAGAGGCGGAGTTCAAGTAATGGTTACAACCGAGATAGAGGTTGACCAGCGAGACGTTGACCGTCTTTCGCGCACAATCGACCGCGCATCCGAAGCGCTTGGCAAAAGCACGCGGGAAGCTGTGCAATGGGGGGGCGTTTTGTTTGCTCAGTCCATGTCGCCGCGCACAAAAATTTCAGACAAGAAGCGCAAGGTTGTCGAAATGCCAATTCAGAGGATAACGACTTCTGGACGGGCAGATAGACGCTACGCAAGATTTGGAATGAAATATTGGAAGGCCGGCGTCGAGCTTGTCCGCCCGCTTGGCGGAGTTGGCAAAGGGGCATATAAACGCTACAAAAGCCGTGCTGAAGCAAGGCGGGATCGGCGCACAAACATCGGACGCAGTGGATTGGCGAAAAAGACGTGGGCATGGGCTGCGCGGCACATGGCAAGCGGCGGAACGGCAGACATCATGCGCGTCCAGAATGTTGCGACAATTGAATGGGGCGGCGTCAGGTATGTTGACAGCAACGTGCGGATAACCAACCGGCTGCGATACATTGACAAGGCGCTTATTGGCGGACGGGGGGCGATAGATTCCGCCCTTACTGCGGCATCAAACAAGATGGAGCATTTGATTACGCAACGACTTGAAGAGGCGGTGCGGGCATGAACGTCGCCAAGGCAGTAGAAAAGGCGATTGCCGCCGTGCTGCGAAACTACGCCGAGCTCGGCGCTGACGTTGTTGTTCGGACCTATCGGGCGCTCGATTTCGATGGAAGCTGGGAAGCAACAAAGGACCGTCAATTCCCGCTTGTTGACGTGCGCTGCGCGTATCCGGTTGTTACTGAAGGGCAATGCACCACATACGCTGAATGCGCGATACGGTACGCCACCAAAACAGACGACGATCCAAAGCACGCCGTATTTTGTGAATTGGAGGATGCGGTTGTTGCAGCCATTGAAAGAATGTTCAACCAGTTTAGAACAAAAACAGACGGCGACGAAATGACGCAGTTCAAGGCTGATCTTGCGGCCGACCTTGGCGGAAATTTCGAGTACAGCGGACTCACCTGGGGCGAGGGCGGCGAGCCGTCTTCGGGCGACGGGATAAATATGGGGACAGTTAAAATCCGCGTCAACTATGTACGCAAGGACTTCATTTAGAGAAAAACAGGAGAGATTACAATGGCAGAACCAACAATTACATTCGGGACAACCACAAAGTTCGGCAGCTTGACGGGCTGGAACCCGGTTGGCGCCACGGTGACCAAGACGAAGACGCGAGCGGTGGCGCTTAACGGCATCGGCAACGAGGTCGCCAGCAAGGTCATCAACGAGATCACGGAGTACAGCCAGGAGTTCGTCGCCAACTCAACGGATGCGCCGATGATTCCGCCGACCCTTGGGGCGCTGATTGGCAGCGTGGTGCTGACGGGAATCAGCATTTCCACAAGCGCGACGGATTTCGCCAAGATGACCCTGACGGGCCACCAGCACACGACGAACGCGCACGCCAACACGCTAAACCAGGTAACTCACGGGATCACCATTTCGAGCGGCTTCGGCGGGGTTGACTTCCTGGGCGGCACGGCCGGCGACAACGCGGCGGTGGAGTCCTCCACCCTGAACATCCAGACGGGCCACACGGACGCCCAGGCGGGCGCTACCGGGGACCATCTCATCGGGCAAAATCACACGGCCAACGCCACGGCGACGACCGTATGGATCGGGGTGCCGACTGTCGGCATCGGTGACACTTGGGATGAGACGGAAACCGGCAGCACAACCGAAAGCAACACCGGCCACGTTCGGACAACCTACACGGGCGCGAAGTCCCTTACCCTTGCCGCTCCATAGCAGGGGGACGATGAATGCCGCCCACACGCCAGCGCGTAAGCCTGCTATTCAAAAGCGGGTGCGACCAGCTTAAAGCCGCAGGAATCACGGCGGAGCCGGAGGATGTCGTTTGGCTTTGGGAGACGTCGCGGCGGGTGATTGAGGGAGACGGCGACGTTATTCCGGCGCTGCTGGATGTCCCGGTCCAGGTGGGCGCGGTGACCCTGTGGCCGCGCACTATCGGGGCGGCGCTGTGGTGGGAGCAGTACGGCAAGGGATGGTTTGGCGGGAAAGACCCGGCGGATGAGGTGCTGGCGCTGGCATGGATGCTAGCGCATGGGCGGGATGCCAAGCTGTTTCGTGAGACGACCAAGAAGGCCGTGGCGTGGGCGCGGCTTCTGGCGTGGCAGTTGGGGCTGGCGGCGAGCGTGACGCTCAACGAGTTGGCGTTTGGGATTCAGCGGCTGTTCGGGCAGGTTGACGTTGACGCCGTGAGCGGCGAAACGTTTGAAGCTGCGAGCGAGCCGGATTGGGGCGGTGCGCTGGCGCAGTTGTGCGCGACGTACCACCGCAAGCCCGAGTATTTTCTGTGGGAAATAGGGGAGCGGGCGGCGATGGAGATGATGCAGAAGGCCCCGCCGCCGCCGGGGTGCCAGCGGCCCAGCCGGGATAGCCAAAGCCGGTACGGGGAATTTGTGGATTGCGTCAATGCCATCAAAGCGAAATATACGGTGGCACAGCCAAAGGCGGAGGGATAGGCCGTGGCATCCGTTTCCATAGTAATTCGCGCCAAGAACGAGGCCAGCGCAACGTTCAACCGCGTCAAGGGGGATATTCGGGACTTTGCCGGCGACGGCCAAAGGGCCATGGCCGGCATTAAATCTGCCCAGGAAGCGCTCTCAAAGGCAATGGCCGGCGACCTGGTTGGGGCGGCGAAAAGCGCGGCGACGGCATTTAAGGCGCTGTGGGACATGGTTATGAAGAATCCGGTGGTGGCCGTGTTCGCGGCGGCGGCGGCGGCGATTGCGGAAGCGGCTTTGGTTGTCAAAGGCTACAAGGAGCGCATGGAAGAAGCGGCGGCGGCGACTGCCGAGGTCGGGATTGAATCAGAGGAGCTATACAACCGAATTGACAAGATTGCCGGCAAGGACGTCGAAAGCAACGTCAAGCGCAAAGCCGAGGCGCTAGTTGAAAAGGGCGACCGGCGAAACATTTTGATTAACAAGGAATCTGCCGAGCGATTTGCGGAATCAGACAAAGCGGCGGCGATTGCAGCGGCGGCAGAGCTTGAACGTCTTGGATCAAAGGCAACAGACGGGGACAAGGAATACGCCAAACGCCGGGCAGATGCCTATGAGCGGGCTCAGGCGCAAGTCAAGATATGGGAAAAGGCGCTGGAGAATCTGGAAAAGGCAAATGCCGACGCGGCGGCGGCGGCACAAAAGGCCGGGGAAGAAGCGGCCGAGGCCCAGCGCAAGGCTGCGGAAGAAGCCCAAAGGGCGGCGGATGCAAGGCGGCAGGCCGAGTGGGAGATGTCGCAATCCATCATTGAGATGAACAAAAAGGCCGAGCGCGAGCTTTTGGACAACACGGCCCGCATGCGCGAGAAGCAGCTTGCGGAAGCACGGAAGTCGGCTGCGGGGCAGATTCAGGCGGCGGAAGCTGCGGCGGCGGCACAACGGAAGATTGCCGACGCGGCGGCTACAAAGGCAGCAGAGTTGAAGCGGCGGGCGGTTGATCCTGAGTATCGCGCAGCAGCCGAGGCGGCCGAAAAGCGGGCGGAAAAGCAAGAAAAAGCCTACCAGCGGGCAATCTCCGAGTGGAAGCGCGGGATTCGCGGGCGGCACCTTAACGCGGCCGTGGCGGCGTACAAGGCCGAGCAAGAGGCGATTGAGGAAGCCAAGCGGGCCGAGGCGATGGATGCGCGGGCGGCGGAACTGCGAGAGAGCGCGGAACGGCATCTCGCAAAGATGGAAGAAGAGATCACCGCCTTGCGCGAGGCAATGGTTTAGGAAGGGCGGCTGTCATGGCGGCATGGTATTTGACAGGACAGCGGGTCGAAATCGAAAGCAAATCGGTCCAGGCCGACGACGTTGTAACCGTGTACCGGCGGCGGGTTGTGGTTGAGGAGTACCGGCGGGAAACGGCTACGGGGTTTTCGTTTGCTGATGAAACGCAGATTTACGGCGGGGAAAATTTGACGCGGGTAATAGAACACTCCTACGAGACTGACCCCATCACCGGGGCAACCTTTGAGCACAAGACGGTGGTGAAGCCCAACGTGTGGACCAAGGCGGCGACGTACACGGCAGGCGAGACGGAGATTGAGTAGGCAGGGCGCGGCGACAATGAAACTGCTGCAATTCAAGCGAGTTGGGGAAGGAAATGGCGACGGGCTTATCCCGCGTATGCGGGAGTTGCTTGATGCCCATTCTGCCACGCTTGAAAACATCGCGGGGGAGGATGGAATCGGCGTCCGCAAGAATTGGCAGGGCGGGATAACGATCTATGGCAACGGGGCGGCTTCTTTGTCCATTTGGTCCGGCATCGTGTGGTTTGGCGGGGAAATCAAGTGGGACTTCAACCGGGTGGACAACGATCCGCAGGGCGAGCTTAGCGAATTCGGAATGTATGGCATGAACGGCGGGAATTACGAGGGAAGCGTCCGCGGGGAAATCCTGAAAATCAACCGGAACAGCGGCTCGTACCGATGGGGCAATTTTTCGGACGAGGGGATATTCGACGACATAAACGTGTACGAGTATTTTCCGGTGGCCGACCAGTCCGGGCGTGACGGAATCGGGGCGCAAATTTATGTCCCGTTGGCCGGTCGGACTTGCGGCGATGTCCACCTGTACACGAACCCGATGCGGGCCTCCCTGTTCATCGAGTCAGCAACCTACGAGGAGGACGGGGAAAGCTACAACGTAACCGTCTCGATCAAGGGTGGCACATGGGTCCATCGAATGCTGGCATCAGCAGACATTGAAGACAGAGACTTGGAAATATCAATGCCGGTGGACGGGGATTTCTTCTGCTACGTCTATATTGAAGGCCTCTACGAAGACAACCGGTTCCAAGCGCAATTTGGCTACTCGTCAGAATACCCCGTCAACGCTTCAGATTCCCTGCGCCGCTGTCTTGGCAAGGTGACTCTTGTTGGCGCAGGAGACCCAGACTCGTACATTCTGCTGGAGCGCCGCTGGGCGGGAGGAGACATTTACACATGGTAGCAAAACGGGCATTTCTGTTAATGGCGATGCTGGCAAGCCCGTGCTTTGCCTTTTTGGGGGGCGTGACAAACCCGGTTCCTACCGGGTGGTCCGTGTCGTGGCGCGCTTACGACGAGGATTCGACATACACCCCCGGAAAACAGGAGTTTATCGAACTTGCCACGGCGATAAACGAGCGGGAATTGGCCGTTGATGCCATTTATGGCAAATACGATTGGTATGGGGAGCCGGACGGGTATCTTTCGACTTGGTGGACACCTTGGATCAACGTGCCGGCGTTGTTTGGCATTGAATATGACGGGGGGAGCTGGACAGATTCCGCCCCGTTCATGCTGCAAACCGAAGATTGGATCGACCCGCCATTTACTCAGTTACCCCAGGACCGAATGACTTGGGGCGTTCTGGTGGAGCGCACGTTAAAGCTCTTGACCTACTTTATTCCGACCAACCTCGCTCCCGGCAGCATATGCTCCTACTTGAACTCAACCAATTTCGATTACGAGGCCATTGCCAACCGGGACAGGATCAGGCGGGAAAGCGGAGACACTACAAACCTGTTTCCGTTTTGCCTGCCGCTATACAACCACGACACGGCCTTCGCGGCGGCGGGCATTCCTTACGCCGAAACCTACGATCCAGGCACTACGTTTTCAGACCGTCGGATCGTGGCTGGGCTTCTGGTTGAAACCAACGCCCACAAAATCCCTTTGGCAGAGTGGGCTCCGGCCTTGGACACGAACGGGATGTGGGCATACACCAACACATTTCCGGGAGATTTTGTAAGGTGGTGGTGGTTGACAAACACGTTCTATGAAACCCGTTTTAGGCAACCGGGCCGAGACTTCGTTGTACTGGCAGAATTGTCGGCATCCAACTTGCCAAAACAAGAAGTGTCCATGCAGATTTATTACGAGTATCTTGACGAGAACCAGTACAGGAGTCCGACGAACCGCACCAAGGGCTGGGCATCTAAATGGCCCATGTGGTATCCAAGCCTTGCCGATCTATACGTTGTCACAAACGGGACGGCCAGCATCACTACTCCGTGGGAAACAAATTTACTTATTATTAGCGTAACAAACGTGGAGTTTCCCTCAACCTTTACCAACGCGGCGGGGATGCCCAAAATATTCATGGGTTACACAAACCTTGCTTTGTACGGGGCACGACATGCACCAACCCCTCCGGGGGCTTCTAGTGAAGAATATTATAATTTGGCCGGTGAATCCGTGTATGGCGCGGCCAACCCGTTCCCCACCTGGAAATCCATGCACCACCTACGCCGCTTGCTGCAAACAATGAAGCGCGTGCCGGCCTTTGTTGGCCCGATCTGCTACGACTGCCAATCCGGAGGATGGTACGATTACGGAAAAGACTGGTTTTGCACGGACGAAACAAACTGCCCGACGGTCGCCTGTAGCTCCGGGATGCCATCGACCAACGAATTCCCAGATTCATTTGGAGACCCGAGTTGGATTCAGGATACTAATCACCAGTACAATGCCGGGCCGGTTATTAGAACCCCCTGGGGGCCAAACGACGAGGTGTTCGATGTCGGCTCGACCTATCGCTGGCAACTGCTCCCGTGGTATTGCCCGACCAACACCGCGACGAGTACCTGGGATTTGCGCCTGTTTGGCCGCTACAACAAGTTTGACGGCGCTTGGGTGAAGCTCGCCAATACCGCAGGAATGGAGAAGGTTTCGTCCGTGACGGTTCTGTATTCAGCCCCGTACACCGTGACATCAACGCAAAGCCGGGCCGATGCCAGGTTGAACAACGCTTCCGCGCCTAGCGCCAGCCATTACGCATACAACGACTCCAGTAGCTCTTTTACCTACACCAACCGGGCCTTCTCGCCGTCGGGGCACTATTTGATTTTCGATGGGGTTATGGCCGATGCGGAAGATAATGCCGAGGACTATCTAGACTCCTACCTCAAAGACGTGGCCGGGGATTATGTGTACGAGGACGAAGACGAGATTTGGAAGGTGCAGTTGAACTACATCTACATGGCCATCACGGGCTACCTGGAATACGACTTTGATCTGGATTAGGAGAAACCAACATGAAAAAAGCAATCGCCATCCTTTTCGCCGCGCTTCTGCCGCTGGCCACATTGGCCCAGACAACGAACCAAGTCTACACGAACGCCACCTCGGCCATAACCAACCTCCCGGCGGTCGATGCTGACAACGTTTCCCTGTGGAAGAAGGTGCGCTGATGAAAACCGCCTTGAAGATACTAGCGGCAGGGCTGTTCCTGCTGGCGGGGTGTGATGCCGCGCTCGCGCTGGACACCAATCTGGCCCAGCGGATCGACGCGGAGGTGCAGACTGCTGGGATGCAGAGCTTGCCCGATCTGACATGGCTTCAAGGAAGCACCCCTGCGG